CATAGCAGCGAACAGTTACCTGCAAGAATCTATCCTTCATAGCACTAGTTTGGTATTGTCTGCTTTCGCTGCCTACGTTTATGTGGATAGCAGGAAACTCCTCTACTTCATCCCAAAACTTTAGTCTAGGATGAACGTTATCGCCTATATCTGATATGTAGTCGCCTGCGCCGTTGATTGTCTTGAGTACTCGTACAAGGCCATCTACAATCTGCATTCTTTTTGAAGCGTAAAATCTGTTTGCTGATACCACTATACTCTCCTAGTGTAAAATCTTCCTATTGTTAGCTGGGCTGCTATCTCTCTTATGGAGGAGTCTATAAGAGGGCGAGGATCCCTGTCTAGGCTTGCGAAGTTAGACCCGCTTGTACTTTCGAAAACTCCATAAGGCTGCCTCTGATAAGTATACCCTATACTAGGGAAGCCTCTGGCAGTCTGTGAAACTTCTGTAACTCTAGCGCTCTGAGCAAATCTTCCTGTTTGATTTTCAAGCCTGGGCGCACCCATGTTCTTTAGCACAGTCTCTGGAAGTTTTTGGTTCAGTATAGCCATAAGGTGCACTGGGGACATTTGAGTACTAGGCCTAGCTTTTTTTACTCTACTTCTAGCTACAGCTACAGCAGGAGCTGCTATACTAATCCTTTTACCTTTAGTGGCGGTGACTTTCTTATTAAGAGTTGCCTTACTATTAGATTCGTCTATAGTTAAACTATCCGAAACACTTATTTGTATTCCCGGTATCTTCTTAAACGGAGCTATTACGCTTTTTATAGTCTTCTTTCGTGTCTTCTGTCGTGGTGTGTCTGACCCTTCTAAGTCGTAAAAGCCGGCATAATTACCACTAACTTTTTGTATTGCTTTAAACAGTTGCTGTTGAAGAACTTTCTTCTTCTGAGCCGACATACCACCGTATTTCTTGTTGAATGATTGAGACTCCAAAGTTATAGAGTGTGTGTCAGTCTTACCTTCTCTCATTATACTTAAATCTACACCTAGAGCTTTTAAATCTCTAAGTACGGCAGCTTCACCAACACTCTTTCCTGAATCGTCTACTACTTCATCCACAGCACCTTTAAAAGCGTCTGTCAGCATACTTTCGAACACGCCTTCTCCTTCTGCGTGTCCTGCATTAAAAAATCTTCCGGGGGCTTGTAGCTGACTACCCGACTTAGTCCTAACTCCTCGGTTTTTCTCTCGTCCAGTGTCAGGATTAACTTCTTTTGTGCCCTTTAAGTGTTCCTGTAAAATATCAAAAAACTTTCTCAAAGAGGGGCCATAAGTAGCCTTAACTTTAGCAAATACATCGTCAGCACTTGCAAATCTAGTATTAGCAGCTAGTCCCACTTCTGACGTAAAAACCATGGAAATAGATGTCGATGTTTCTTTATAATAAGGAGAAATGTTAGAAAACTGTCTCATACTAGTTTTTAAGTCTTCTAGCATATTAACGGCAGCCCGGTCAATAACGGCTCTATCTTCGTTAGATACTGTATACTTTCTACTTTCTAACTCGTAAATAGTTTGTTTAGATAAATTGTTTACATCAAAGGAAAACGGATGAGTTCTCTTATTTGCAGTCTCTTTTCTATACTCTCCGCTGGTACGATTCATCTCTCCGTCAAGCTTTAATAAAAATTTAAATAGACTCTCAGTAGACATTAGAAGTTCTTGTATAAGTCTAAAACTCTCTTAATGTGATCTGGGAACGCTACATTGTTACGTTGACTACTAGAGCTTTGATTCTGGATAGATGCACCAGCGATTGTGCGCCGTTCTTTGTGCTCATCTTTTAAGTAATAAGTAATTAGGTCAAATACTGCTAATTTTAAATCTTCTGGTATGGCTGAGTAGCCTGCTTTATAAACTACCTTTACGGCAGCAGGACCGTAAGGCCAGTGAACAGTACCACCCCCAGAATTAGTTCTAATAATACTGTCGGTACTTGAGTCGAGAAAATAGTTGAACGACGACGTAGTAAGAGTTGTATAAGTGGCGGCATATGAGGATCTTTCCTGAACTGAAATGATAGAAGTTACGGGGCTCTCGGTTAGTTGTACTACGTTGGTGCCCCATGTTATTGTGAACTCTTCTTCTTTATTGACTGAGAAGAAATCTACAAATGAATTTCCGCAATAAGTTTTTACTAATTGACTCACGGCCGGAACTAAAGAATTAATGCGCAGGTCTTCTTTAGGACTCGCAATGCCTTCAGCTTCTTTGTAATCTGCTAATGTTATTAAATTTGCCATAAGTATATTAGTAAAAACTTGGGGGAGAAAAACTCCCCCAGGTTAATAATCTGGAAGAGAGTATCTCCCAGATTAAAGTAAACCTTAGCCTATTGGTAAGGTAAACGAACTGCAGGCTTATTAGAACCCGCGCCAGCAACTAACTCGTTAAAGCCAAGAGACTGAGTTGCGACCAATACGGTACGCTGCTCTTTGACGATGTAGTCAGTTTCTACGTTAACGCCGCGCAAACGTGGAATCACATAGTTGTCCATGTTTACAGCGATAGCTGCAGTAGTAGTAACTGCACCACCGTTAGCCAAGTTGTAAACCAAACGATCACTAGCGATTACTGGTGAACCAAATACGGTTCCTACCATACCAGAAAGTTTAGTAGCTAAATCACTACCAACTTCGGTAACATCGGTAAAGCCAGATGCGTCGATCAACTCGTAGTATACGTCAGTAGGAACGATGTATGCTACACGACTTGCGTCTAGACCATACTTGCCCATTTCCTTTCGTAGTCCAAGAAGAACCGCAGGAGTAACTTCACCAGCGCCAGAAGCGTCAAGTGCTGTTCCAGCAGAAGCTGCGCCAAAACCGTTAGCGTTATCAGCGCCGTTAACACCTACTAGACCTTTAGAGATGTTACCTGCACCAGCACCAACTAGTAGAGCTGAATCAATAGCAGTAGCGTGAGCACGTGCTAGAGCTGAGGTAAGCATAGGTAGTACTGAAATAACGATTTGCTCGTCTGTATCAGCAGGAATAAACGTACTAGAGATCAATCTGTGCGCTTGCAAGATAACCTGATTAACGTTATAGTTGTTATCAGAAGCACCAGCTTCTTCCAACAAGTTGTTAGCCACGTCAGCACCGCCAGCATTGAAGTTAGCCATTTCGGTGTCAGGAGCGATTGGTAGTACAGTAGCACCACTAGAAACCTGAATTTCGCGGAATAAAGGAGCAACCTTCATTGCCTGACGTACTTCCATCTCAAACTGATTTGAAACGATTACGTCAACACCAACTGCAGAACCATCACCAGCAGTACCAGTATATGTTACGCCAGCTTTCTCTAGAGTCTCACGACCAAATTTAGTATCCCAGCCTTTGCCAGTAACCTTACCTAGAATGTGAGCAGACAATAAGTCTCCACCCATTGCTTTAACATCTACGCCTTGTGTACGGCCAGAGAAATCACGCTTGCTGTTACGCATAGCTTCAAGCTCGGCTGATTTTTCCATCAACTCAGACTTATACTTCTCTAATACTTCAGCAGTTTCAACACCTTTAGATGCGAAATCAGCTTGCATATCAGCTAGTAAACGCTCGGCACCTGATGTTACACCAGATACTACAGCAGTCTTAACTGTTTCTTCTTGTTGAGCTTTGGCTTCAGCTTCTGCTGCAGTCTTCTCAACTAATTCTTGTGCTACGGCTTCATCCGCGGCTTTCTGTTCGGCTTGCTTCATGGCAATCTTGGTAGCAGTTTCTTCTGCTACTTGCTTTGCAAATGCGGCTAAGTCGATTTCTGGAGTATTAACTTCAGACATTTGTATCTCCTTTTGAACCTGTTCGGTTCCGTCCGGTGTATCACTAGCTACGCTAGAAGTATTAACTTCGTCTTTAGCCAGAGTCTGACCGGCTAGATCTACACGATTTGTGAAAGTTTTTTTGAATTCTTCGTACTCATCCATTGAGTCAAAAGACTTCGCTAGCGAGAAAGTAGCTTCCTGATTACAAGGTACGGAAACAACCGATACCTCAAATAATTCTGCGTCCTTTATCATTAATCCGTCAGTTTCCTTTATGAAATCAGCATCCTTGACTCGGAAACCAACAGAAAATGCTCCAAGGATACCTTCTTTTACTAATTCGCAAACATTAGCGGGTGCTGACTTGCTAATTTTTGCTTCTAACTCCAGGCCGTTCTCTGTTACTTTCAGGCCCGTAGCACGACCGATAGGACGATCGTAATCATGATTGAAAAGAATAATAGGATTCTTTTCGAAATTCTTTAACCCACCTTTATTCCATGCTTCTGCTGCTATGGAATCACCAGCGCGATCAAAATCGGCTGTACTTGCCATTCCACGAATCATTACTGATCCATCTTCTACGGCATGGGTCTTGAAAGTTGAGGTTAAATTAAAAATTTTATCCATTCTTTTTCCCCGGCTTTGCTTGGGCTAGCTCGGCTAAAGGATCTTTATCATCTTTATGAATAAGGCCCCATAGCTCTGGTTCATACTTCTCTATCCATTGTACTGCGGAAGTATAAGAGCCCATTACGTTTACTATTTCTTTCGGAGTAAGAAAAGCGGGTCTATCACTAGCACGCTTGTACTCATCTAAAGGAACAACATATCCTTTCTCTGCAAAGTACATTCCCATTTCTTGAACTACTTTGCGTTTTCTGTTTCTAGTCGCTGCCATCTTCGTCATCCTCGGTTGGTCTGCCACCCTCGTCGGGATTGGCTGCACTCCCTGCTATATTCGCAGGAACTCTAACATCGTCTTGTCCTTCTAGAGCTTCAAAGCCTAACCGAGTTCTAGCTTCATTGATAGTAATAATACCACCATTTACTAACGAACTATAGTACTGCGACTGATCTCTCAACTCTGGTTGTAGAGCTGGGATATCTATAACGTCTTCTTTTATCTCATATCCAAAGAAGCGGCTGTAAGCGTAGTTTATCTTTCTTACGATAGGTAAGATTGTCTCAAGATAATACATTCTCATATTAGGACGAATGTTTGCATTGTTTCCTGAGTCTAATAAGATAGGTGGGATACCCAATGCTTTTAGTATAATTGTTTCATTTTCTGTAATAGAAGATTGGAAGTCTAACTCTTTAAAGTTTACGTTAGAAATACTATCAATCTCTAGACCACCGTCGAGAATCAGAGGGCGTCTACCACCTGCGTCTGGACGATATCGAATGCTCCATGATTGAATCATTCGTTCTTTAATCTTTTCACTTAATGTGTTTGGGCTTTTTAATACTAGTCCTGGTACTGCTCCGTTCTTAAAGAAGTTATCTTGAAACTTTCTCATTGAAGTTGTAAGTGCCATTGTGCGGACAGCAGGCTTTAGTCTAGAGGTTCCTCGGAAGATAGAGTAAAAGGAATTCTCCTTAACGTGTATAATCTCGTCTGGACCATAGTCTACATCGTTGTATGTGTACTTCTCTATAAATGTTTTAGGATCTGCGTGTATTGTTACGCTGTCTGCGGGTAAATGGTATAAGTGAGCACCATCGTAGTATATGAAGATATTACCATCAAGTAGGTAATCAGTGATTAGGTTTCTTTTAAAAGAACTAACATCTTGAAACATATTAGGTTCTTTGTTGAGTAGCTTATTTACTGTGGATCTTCTCATCCCTTTCTGTACGCCATTCGTCTGATTAGGATGAACAACTACTGGAATCTCTGCTACGTCGTCTACAATCATGTTTACGCCACGATTTACAATCTCTAGCGTTTCATAAAACTGTTCATAATTCTCTGTGTATTCTCTAGACCCTTCTTTGTTATTACCAAAGTAGGATTGGATAGGATTTAACTTTTCCATGTACTCATCGACAGCTTTCTCAACTTCGCCATCTTTACCACCAAAAATGTTACTATACCATGCCATGCTTTTCTCTTTGAATCTCTACCCAGTTCTTCTGCTTGTTCGCAGTGCCTAAGCTAGGGTTTCTCCCATAAATGGAATGTAACTGTAAATGATGAGCATTGCATAGAGTTACCGTATGTTCGTACAACTCTGACTGATGCTCCGCTATGAAGTCTTCTCTAAAAGAAAGTACATTCTTGGGGTCTAGTTTGTTCTTTGCCACGTAATCATGTATAAGAGGGGCTAACGTATGAAAGTGGTGAAAATCTAGTTTAACTTTACCGCCACATATTCGGCACTCGGTGCCTTTTTCATACTTATTCTTTGCCTTGTCTCTTATGTATTTTACGATGTCTCTTTTTAAATCCATTTTCTAATACCAGAATTATATCGAGTTTAAGGTACCATGTCAAATACTATTTTTGGATGGTATCGTTAAAAGCCACTGTTTGATGTTTCAAATGAGTAAAGGGCATACCTTAGCGCATCTGCCATGTGTGAGGCTCTATTGTGTTTTGGTTTTTCTTTAAGTAGATTCGGGTTAGGATCCCACTGATACTGGTCTAATGCCGCCAGTGTTTCCGTGCATGTTTGATCTATAAGCAGTCGATCATTATCAACTATTCCCTCTACTCTTGCAATGCCATCTAATACTGATTTCTTAGCATTGATAGTACTAATGTCGTAATTTTGTGCAAAGTCAAATCGAGTTTGTTGAGCTGCGGAGTCAATAAATATATAGTCTATGTCCCACTTATCGATAAGTCTTTGTATCTCACCTGCGTGTTGCTCAGTTGTCTTCTCAGCATCTAAGTACTCATCTAGTAAGTAGAATGTCTCTTCATCCCAGTCATACCCAATTACACAGAATGCAGTAGGATCTCTATACCCTACGTCAAGCCCTGCAAATACATCTAGACGTTTAGTTTCCATATCTTGGAAAGAGCCTGTGCACTTCTCGAAGTCAAAGCTCCATACCTGCCCTTCAAACGTATTGAAGTCAGCTTCATACTCTTGTCGGAATTCTGCCTCTGACATACTCTTTCGAGCTTCTGCTATGTCAGTCTCTGACATACGAGGATTAGACTTATAAGTAGCTTTTATAGATATCCACTCTGAAAACTGATCATCAAAGCCTCTATCAAAGAACTCCGCGAACCAGTTGTTGCGACCCCGAGGCGTTGAAATGAAGATAGCCTTTGAATTGTCTTTATCTAGTGTGGGACGTAGTGCTACGTTAAAAGCGTCTCTACCATCGGCTAGTGCCGCTTCGTCAAAAATAATTAAATCGTATGATCTACCAACACAAGAGTCAACTTGGTTTACTGATCCCATCCGGATAGTAGAGCCGTTAGATATTTCGATAACCTTATCTTTTGCGTTGTCTTTAGTAACTTCTAGGTCGAAGTGTTTGATCAACGTCCGCTGGAGGTCGAAAGAAATTTGAGATAAGGCATAGTTGGGGGACATAATAAGAATATTGGAACCAGGAACAAGAGATACTAGTTGCCCAATAATATTCGCTATATAAGTTTTTCCCTGACGTCGGGAAACTGCTGCACAGATGAATCTGTACTTAGGAGAATTGATAGCATTTATAATAGCTACCTGAGAGGGGAGAGGCTGAATGCCCAGTAAATCCATGTACGGTTCTACTGGGAGCTTGAGAAACTTATCTGCTGCTGGATAGTCAAGAAGATAATCTGGGATTATATCTTGTCTGCTAACTTCTATCATGCTTTATACTTCCACCATTTCCCTTTTAGTAGTTTTATAGCTACTGTTAAGGGATTAAAATATTTTGTTTCGAACACGTAACCGTAGTCTATCATATCTTCTTGAGTAACTACTCTTCCAAAGATATTGTCTGTCCAGTCATTCTCTATTCTTAGTACTGCGTGGCCTCTGTGGGGCTCTTTAACGTAGCAGTAAGTAATCTGAGCTTTATAAGATATAAGCATCCACCAAAACTTTAAAAGACTTTCGTCACAGTGCCTATACAGAGTAGTTAGTGCAAAGTCTTCGCAATCACCTCTATACCGCACTAATTCACCTTCGCCTGTAGGCTTCATTATATACCAAGCATCTCGCTTGCCATACTGGTCACCGTCTTTGACATAAATAAACTTTTCTTTTAAATATACTACTTCTTGCTCATCCATGCGGACACTCCCATATATGCGCCTACTACACCCGCCTGCGCTATGTAAAATAATCCTAACAAGTCTGCTAGGGCTGCTACTCTTGATTCTGAAATGTAAGTACTGAATAATAGAATGTTAAAGCCAATCATTGACAACATTGCTACCCAGGCCATTCGTTTTTGAGCTTCTGACTTCTCTTCCCTCAATTCTATTTCTAGCATATCTTGGGCTCTTTTTATTTCTTCGTCGGACACGGTTCCATCTCCGTCTAAGTCAAACTGTGCATATATTGAGTCTTTTTGTAGCTCTTTCACTCGCACTCACACGGGTCGCACTCGCAGGGGTCACAACAGCCACAACACTCGTTAGGTGAGTCACTACCCAATAGTTTCATGATGTCTTTGCGTTGCTGTTCTATTAAGCTTGCTTGGTGCTCTAATTCTACAAATTGCTTGTCAGACTTAGAACGTTTTTTCTTCTTAGGAAACTTCACTACATTATCTTTACTCATAGATTACCCCTTTAATAGACTGACAAGGAAACCAACTATTAGAGGTACTAGAAAAATACTTACCCCTACAGCTAAAGTGCCTATCTTAATCATATCTATTAGCTCTTTACGAGCTTTTTGCTTACGTTTAGTTTCATCTAGGCGCCTCTTTCTTGCATTTGCTAGTTCTTGCATGGCTTGTGCATATAGATCGCTATTACCACTGACTAGAAAAAGATCTTTGATCTCTTTCATAGTATCATCAATTTGTTTTTTTGTCAGAGCTGCTTGTATCGCATCTTTCTCTGTAAGCTTGCCTGAGTTATGAAGCGTTTGTAAGTCAACTTGAGCACCGCCTAAACTAGTAAGGAACCCACTTATAGAAGATATATCGTTAGTCGTAGAAGCTACCTTATTTATCATAGAGGTAGCAGTACTTACTGCTGACATAATAACACCCAGTTCCATAATCATGATTTCAGTCCCAGAATGTGGTTTTTGTTGAAACCATCTTTGGTATGCAGTAGGCTGCTATATCTAGTTGTTTTTTACCCTTCTCGTTATGTTCAATTCTGTAGGCGAAGTAGTTGCATCTGTTTATGTCTCTAAACATCATGTTGCCAGCTAGCTGTTCTCCAGCTACGTTGACAACAAGTAGGAACGCCATTACCATTTAACTTTGTCAGCCCAATATGCTGCTGACATCTTTCCTCTGGCTATATTCTTGGCGTGACGCGCTTTAAAACTCTTTCGTTTTGCTTTCATTGCAGCTGACTCACCCGCTTTAGGCTTGCCTGCAGTACTTGCTCCTTTCTGACCAAATCGAATGGTCTTTACTTTAGAACCTACTTTAGCTACAACAATGTGTGACTTTTTCTTATGGCTAGGAGTTCTCTTTGGTTTGTTATAACCTGAAACACCTGCTCTTTTTAATCGGGAGTCCTTCTTCTTAGCTTTTCTTTTTACTGCCACGTTTTTTTCTCTTCACAAAGGTGCGAACGTTAGTCGGCTTTCCTCCTGGATTACCAGCTGCTCGCTTTCTGCGAACAGCCGATTTTCGTTGCTTTTCAGTTAGACCGGCAGCTTTGGCTTTTGGTAGACACTTTGGATATGTTTTCTTACCTGCTTTACTTCTTCCACATTTCTCGTAGCCGCCACCCTTCTTGGGTCTGGATATATCTACCCACTCTTCTTTAAACCATTTCTTTAAACTCACGGTCTACCTCCTATGGCCTCACTTCTTCTTTTTCTTCTTTGCTATTGCTTTACGAAGTGCTGGTGGTAACTTCTTCTGAGCTGCTGTTAAACCGCCCATAGACTTCTTCTTTCCTTTACCCTTACCTTTTTTGGCTGGACGCCCTCTCTTCTTTCCGTATGTTCCTTTTCCTGCTGGCATTACTTACTCCCCATGCGGTATTTACCGCCTTTGGCTTTATAGGTCTTTACAAGCCATCCATTTGCATAAGCTGAGGGGTATACAGCAAACTTTCGTTTAGTCTGTGCCTTCACTCTTGCGTAAAGTTTTTTATTAGTAGGAATCGGCTTTTTCTTTGCCGCCTTACGCTTCTTACGAACCGCCATTGTATTCTCCCTCTAACTTAGTCTCTAAGACCCGTACTCTTATTTCAAGGTCGCGAACTCTTTTAATATTGTCCTGTACCTCAGGTGGTGGTACAAACTCATCTATCCAATTATCGTTTTCTTTTATCTCGATAACTGCAGCCCCAAGATTGTGCTCTAGGAATGAGATTCTTTCTGTGATACCTGTATACGCCCACACTGAAACCGCAGTGACTGTTACTAACCCAATAAGATTTTTTAAGGGTATAGCTAGTTCAGTAGTCTCATTTAGTTTCATAGCCATAACTATGTTTGGGTGACTACTGCCACGACTATGCCTGCTAGAAATACTACAAGAGTGCCTAGCCCAGCCATTTGTCTTTGTTCCATTCTTACGAGTTGTTCTTCAATACGGTCGAACCGAGTAAAGGTAGTTTTCCACCGTTCCTCGCATTGGACTTCATGTTCTCGCAACTCCATTTTCACTTTAAGCACTTCATCATCAGTTAACATCTTTTAATAGCTTTTCCATGAGCTTACCGTAGTTGCCCTGGCCGAAAGGTACACCTTCATTAATCTGGACATTAGTCTGACTTCTTACGCTGGTTTGATTGAGTTTTTCGAGTTCCGCTTGCGCTTTAATCTCATCCATTCTCATCTTGTGTGCCATTTGTAACAGATCAGCCAAATCTTTGCTAGAATATACGCCAGTTTCCTTAGCCTCTTCTAGTTTGTTTTCAATCATTTCGTCTAGTACACTTGCAATATTATTCTTATTGCGATAGCCCATGTCTAAATAAACGGTGTCAATATACTTCTTAACCTCTCGCTTATTTAACAACTCCACCACTTTATTCTCAGGCACGCCTAAGTATTGGGTGACCCCGGTGATGTTTCCGAACTGCAAATAAGAGTTCGCAACTTCGAGTCCCTCTGGGGATATTGTAGTTAATTCTTTAGCCATGGTAAGATTATATTCTCAAAGGGGTGGATTGTCAAGAACTTTTTTTGAGAAGGTATTATAAAAAGCTAGGTGGTGTCGGCCACGCTACAGCATCTACATTTTTAGGATTATCAAGACTGCTCGTGACATTCCTTAAAGCAGTTCTATAACTACGTGCTTCTTCTCTTTGAGCATCAGTTAACGTATTGTCAGGTACTTGTGTCCAGTCGGTACTTAGCAAGAACTGTGTTCTATAATGGCGAATTTCTGCTAATACAGGTGCTGCATCCCAAGACCAAGACTCTGTTTCCATGCTGTAAGTAGCATAGTTATTCGGGGGCGCTCCAACATCGTCAAATTGTAGTGTGGTAGTGTTGAACCAATATTTATCCATAAACTCTGCTAAGTCTGTAGTACCCATATTAGTTTCTGTTAAATACACTACTCGTACGCCGTCAGTAACTCCTTCGTCAGGAAACTCGTTCTGAGGAAATACTATCCTATCTATCTTGCCTGTGCTTTCTGTAATGAAGCACACGAATTTTACGTTCATAATTTATTCCTTATCTTAGTTTTCCTATTAACATTGTGGGAAGGCCCCATGGGTTGGAAATGAAACCTGCGCTGCCCAGTATGGTAAGACTTATACCTATTCTAGACTGAGCAACTATATTTGTTGAGTTAAATTTTGCAGCCCTAAAATGATAAATAGAGCTTGTGCCTTGCGTAGAGCCAGACCACCCCATTTCTATATATGCATCTTGGTCCGCCGTTATCTGGTCACCATAGCTATTTGCGTTTAGATTCCCTGCGGATACCTCACTAATGTAGTGAGTGCTGTTTGTTCCAAAACTTCTAGTGTCTAGGGCTACCACCCCTGAGGACGTTAGTAACTGCATTCCATAATTGTGGCCTAGGTTGGGGTTCTCTCCT